GCACGGGATCAAACAATGATCCTATGATCATGCGTGAAACAACCACGTACCAGTTGAACTTGTATAGCCAGTCTGATGACGCTTACGAGCTCGTCACCACCCTGGCCACTCTGGCCAAGCTGTTGCGCAATCAGCGGCACGTGATCACCACCAAATTCCCACGTCACAAATTGGCGAATGATGGAACTAGATTTGGCATCGGCCAAGCCATTGTTACGCCAAAGGTGGTGCGAGCCGAGCTCGTGGCGCAGTACCGCATTGATGAATTCAATGGCCTGGTTGAGGACGTTGGTGCGTTCAAGGATCATTTGTTGGTTGAACGCGACCCGAATGATCATAACCGCATCAATGTTCTATACCCGCCAGATTTGGTGAACCAGTTGCGAGTGTTTGCAGTGCTCGCACAGTTCAGACTGCAGTACAACCGCGGTCAGGATCTTGAAGTCAGCACCACCTTGGGCACTGGCACGTTCCAGGCCACTGGTGGCATTTAGTATCACAACAACAACTAACTGAGGAGGGTTTAAGTCATGGCAGTTAGAATGGCTGGCGTTGCCTACATGAAGGTGAACGGTGGGCAACTGCCGTTGCGCGGCAACTTCACGGTCAGCCCAAGTGCTGTGGAGCGCACCATGATTGCAGGCCAGGATTATGTCCACGGCTACCAGGAGCTCCCGCGCGTCCCATGGATTGAGGGTGACATTTCAACCAGGCCTGAAGTCAGCATGGAAGCCCTGGAAGCCATGGTTGACGTGACGGTGACGGCTGAACTTGCCAACGGCCGCACGTATGTCCTCAAAGAGGCGGCCTGTAAGGCAGCGCTGGAAAACAACACGCGTGAAGGGCAATTCCGCGTGCGCTTTGAAGGTACAAGCTGCGAAGAATTGGGCACTTAAAGTAGGTGGCGTACAGAGTAGTCAAAGGGAAGCTAGTGAGGCACACCATGGCTGAAGAAGCAAAGGACGTTGCGGTTGATGTTAACCCGGAGCGCATGAACGGTGAGGAAGTTGCACCGGCCAGTTATAGTCACGTGCTGACTAAATCAATCATGGCGCACGGTGATGAAGTCACGGAATTAAAATGGCGGGAACCAACTGCCGGTGACATTGAACGTGCCGGCAATCCCATCTTGATTGAATTCCGTGAGGATGAAAGCTACCCGCGCATGCGGTTTGATGAAAAGAAAATGAATTCAATGATCAGTTTGTTGTGCGCCATACCGCCCAGCAGTGTGCGTATGATCACTGCAGGTGACTGGCAAACTATTGCCTTCAAGCTATCTCGTTTTTTTATGCCCAAGGGCGTGTGAACGGTCAAACAGTAGCTTTCACGCCCGACACTTGCGTCATGCAGTGTTATGAGTTGGCCAAGTACTATCACATCGATCCTGACATATTTTTGCACAAACCAATTTCCGAGGTGCAGCGTCACATGCGTTGGACCGCCAAGCTGCAAGAGCGTATCAATGAAGCGCAGGAAGCCGCGTCAGCAATGAATGAGCGTTAGCCATCGTGGCCAATGACTATATTGAAATAAGGGCTATACTGCGTGATGAAGTTTCGCGCGCTTTGCAGTCTATGGGCAAGAGCGCGCAGCAGCTTGAACGTGAATTGGATTTAAAGAAGGCCGCCAATGAATTAAATGCGGTCACCCGCAGCACTGAACTCCTCACTCGTTCATTCACCGGTTTGCGCAATGCGTTCTTATCAGCAATGCGCACGTTGGGCGTTGGTGGTTTATTAGGTGGCGGTGGCCTGGTTGGTTCGCTGGGCTTCATTGCCAATTCATTGGCCAACTACTCTAAGCAAGGCTTGAACCTGCACTACACGTCCCAGGCCTTGGGCGTGGCGACCAATGAATTGCGCGCCTTGACCAATGCCGGCATGGCACTTGGCCTTTCGCAGGACCAAGCTGCGTCAAGCATTGAAAGCGCTTTTGGCAAGCTGCAGGATTTGAAAACGCGCGGCGTTGCCAGCAGCTTTTATCAGGAGATGGCCAACGCCGCCCATGGGTCCGGCGTTGTATTAGTTACCGAAATGCAAAAGGCCATTGCGGACAGCGGTGGCAATCTGACGGCCGGCCTGCGCGTTGCCATTAAACGCGCGCAAGACTTGATCAAGGCCGGCAAGCCGGAGGCGGCACGCTTCATCATGGATGCGTTGGGTTTGCCGCCCAACTTTGTTGACATTGAAAACGTGCTGGGCCGGCTGCGTGATCGCGTCAATCAAAACATTCCGGCCATGCAACAATACAACTTGGCCTGGACCAATCTTGGCGTCAGTTGGGACAATATCAAAGACCGCATCGGCATGGCGGTCATGCCGGCCTTTGAGCGTTTGATTGGTAGGTTTGATAATTGGTTGAACAGCAAGGTGGTGCAGGATGCGTTGAAGCGTTGGACTGATTGGATTGAAAAGGACGTCAACTGGGAAAAGGTCGGCAAGAACATTGGTGCATTTTTCACTGGCGTCAATGAAGTCATCGGCAACTTTGTTTTCATATTCAATCAGGCTGACGCTGTGATCAAAGCCATGGGCTTGACCTGGCCCACCATATTCACCGCTCTGATCGGTCTGGGGATTGTCAAATGGTTGGTCAGCGTGGCGGTGGCGTTGGGTGCCATCGGCAAGCTGCGTGGCGTGCTGGGCCGCCTTGGCCGTGGTGCCGCCCCTGTAGTCATACCGCCTGGCGGCGGTAAAGGTGGCCCTGGTGCGCCTACGCCTGGCGGTAGGTTGCGCGGTTTATTTGGCGGCATATTGATTGGTGCAGTCATTGATTATTTGGTAAATTCTGAAGAAGCAAAGGAGGAAATGTCTAAGCCTGGCGGCCTGTGGGGACCGCTGAAGGAAATGGACGCGGCCATCAGGCGTTTGTTTGGTGATACAACAGTTGATGATGATGACAAGGAAAAAACACCTGATACTTTGACTGACAAAGAAAAGGACGCTGAGGACAAAAAGGATATCAAGGTCAAGGAAGAAGCTGCCTCCGTAATGGAGGAAATGAAAACTGAGTTGAAGGCCATCAATGAAATACTTGAGAAGTTGAAGTTGGGCAGTGAAGGCGACTTGCACAATCAGCCCATGGGCGGTGCGCGTGGTGAAAGCAATCCTATATTGCTGCCGCCGGGTGCCGCGCAGCCTGGCGGCGGTGCTTCATTTGAAGCACGTTCTACAAGTGGTGGCTTTGGTTTTGGTTTTGGCGGTGCTGGGCTTGACCAACAGCCGCATCTGGCCGCTATGCGATTACCGCTTGCTGAGCAACTACAAAACAGGCAAACGCGGCAATTGTTGTTTGCCATGACCATGGCGGAAGTCGGCAGTCATGGCCGCGGTGTGCAAACAGCTTTCATGGAAAGTTTGTTCAATAGATGGGCTGCACGTAATGAAGGCAAAGAAAATCCCAGTAGTTTAGAGAGCATGTTGCGATCGCCGTATTATGACCGGCGATCATTAGCCAAGCTAAACAGGCCGCTATCATTTGCAGCACAAGGTGAGATGGCTGACGTGCTCAGTGACGTGCTGGGCGGCAGCAATCTCAGCAACTTGGCCACCGGCAATGCCAGTGAAACCGTCAACCGCGGACCAAACTGGCCGCTGCTGTATGCGGAGGGTGACCCGAGCAAGGCGCGCACCGAGCGCTTTGTTGCTGAAGAAAACACGCGTGCTTGGCGCGAACGGCAGCTACAAATAATTGCGCCAACACGCAAACCGCCTACAATAGAACCGTTTGAGGGTGAAGCGCCAGGCGGTGCAGCAGCACTCCCAGCAGCCGGCGGTACTGCCTCACTTGCCGGTGCGCTGGCCGCAGAAGCGCGTGGCGGTGCCGCACCGCGCGGTGAGGCCACCATTGACATTGAAGTTGTTGAACCGGAAAAGGAGCAAAGCACTGAAACGTTGTTTCGGCCCATCAAGATGGACTTGTTGCCGCAGATGGGGCGCACCGGCGGCAATACTTCCACTTACTCACCGTTTTCGGACCTGTAAGTCATGGCTGCCGCACCTATTGTACAAATAATTCTGCGGGATGAATTCACCGCACAAATTTCTGCAGCCAAGGAGCGGTTGAAGCAATTCAATAGTGAAGTGCGTGAACGTGATCTTGCCAACAAATTCAAGGTCATTGAAAACGCGGCTAATCATGCACGCACGGCGTTTTCAGGTTTGCTCAGCTTTGGCAGCATCGCCAGGTTCATCGTGCCTGGCGGCTTGGCTGCCAGTTTCATGGCATTAAGCCGCGCACTGCAGGACATTTCACATGAACG